GGCTGCTCCTGTTGGTCCGGCTGGACCTGTTGGTCCGCCTGCTCCTGTTGGTCCGTCTGGGCCTGTTAGTCCGGTGACCCCCGAGGGTCCGGTTGGACCAGTTACAGGGCTGTTTGAAGAATTTGCGTCTGCGGCAGAAAATACTGGAACTATTTTTGCTCCAGAAGTATGTGTGTATTGAATTGCCCCAAACTGCTCAGTTTCTGAGTCGAGGCCGGAGGCTCTTGTAATCGTGTACTCTGTTCCGGAGCCAGAACCGGATTTTGATTCAACTAGGACTACCTCTGCGGTCGAGAGGCCTCTATCAATGCAGGCATAGAAGGTTGTCGCGGGCCAGCCATGTGCGTCGCCGTCAACTACAGCCCCTCCGCTGGAGAGTGAGACTTGAATACCGCTAGAAGTATCAGAATCGTTAAGTGCTCCGATAACCCTCAAACTCTTCGCAGCATTAGAGAAGTTAGACATTAACTATAAAAACCTTTAACTTCCTGGGCATCAACAAATGAGAACCCCTCGTATTTAGACACAAGATTTCTGGCAACACCCTTATTCATAATTACATAGGGGTGCTCTTTTGAGAATCTGTACCCGTCGAATTCAAAGAGGTTGTTTGAGCGGTTCATCTTGACAAAAACCTTTAACGATTCGTCAAACACCTCACTATGATCTTCTTCTTGTTTCTTTATAGGAGAAAAGGTTCTGGCGTGACCGACGGCTATATCTTCAGGCGATATATTATTTGCTATAAATGCGTCGATTGCATCAGACTTCTTAGACCCAAACTTTATCCTAATTCCAGCCTCTTTTGCATAGGCAAAAAGCTGCTGCATTGACAGATCGGTATATTCCACTAATTCTCCTTCGGTTTAAACTTTATTATACCATGTTAGATGGAAACAGAACAAGCCCCCGAAGGGGCTTGCTCTTGTAAAACATTATGATCTAAACAGAAACTACTCAGCAACTGCAACGTTAGTTGCGATTACATAGCAGTCAGCGTTTTCGATCTGGACGCCAACCCGTGTATAGGCCGTGTACTCAATTGCATCCTTTTTGGGCTTGAACTCGCGGTGTACCACGACCTCACGCTTAATACCAACGATACGGTTCTGTGGGAACGTGAGTTCAATATCACCGTGATCGCCAGATGCGCCTGAATATGAACCGTCTCGGGTTTCATCGAACAGGGGAACCTCAAAGATGGGGATACCAAAAGCGTATGGATATGCGCCTCCAGCAGCACCTTGCGGTCCAGCGGCAGAGCCGTCGATAACGTTGGTTGCAATTGAACCAGCGTATCCTTCGACCGCACTTGCCTGTAGACTGTATAGGTAATCCTGTACCAAAGCACTACCTGTGTAGAACTTCAGTTGACTTCTGCGAGCCTTGTACTTGCGCGGAAGAGCTTTAATCATACTGTTAAAAATAGTACGGCTAATTTCAGCGCCACCAGCGTCAACCACACGACCATCTGCAACGGCAAGCTTACGGAAACCGTTGAAGCTCTTATAAAGAGCATCGCTTGTTAGCGCAGTGTCACCATTGATAGCCAAGTCCTCAACGTCATTACCAAACTGTGTCGCCATGAGACGAGCAATATGATCTTCGAGCGCAGCGCCTTCGATGTTGTCTTCGAGAGACTCACTTGAAAGTTCCCAGTCGAGGCGGAGTTTCTTCGTGGTCAACGAGACCTTCGTAAACGTAGCGTCAGAGTTCACACCGTCGTCCGTTGCCTCTGTTGCGAGACGGACCAGCTTAGTTCCAACACCAACCTTGTCAATGTCGGCTACCTCTGACTTCATAACGTGACGACGAGCGTCGCGGACGAGTGCAGTGGCATCCCACATGTAATCAATGAATCGAGTTGCCTGTTCTGCGTTAAGCAGTCCGCCGCTGTCATCACCAACCGTGGTGGTGTCAATTACCTTCTGTAGAAGATTGTCTGACATAATTTATTTCACCTACCTTTCCTCAATTATGGAATTGCTATCGAAGAAATGCTTAGGAGCTAAAGCTCCATTCCATACACTTTTCTTAATTTGCTCTGGCGAGCCGCCAAGCTCTCCAGACTTCTTTACTGCAGTAGCGCCTTCGTATTCTTCAAGACGACTCTCTACAACGTCAGCAGATTTCTTAACGTCTGCAATTGCAGCGTTAATCTCTTCCTTCATTGCCGTGAGTTTTTCGTCTGTCGAACTGAGTGCTTCTGCAACAGCCTTTGTTACCGCTTCGTTTTGCTGTTCGGTAAATGTAACGAGAGATTCAGAAATAGCAGACTTGATAATTGCTTCTAAGTCTGGCGCTTCATCTGTCTTTTCAACAACAACCTCTTCAGATTCAACTGATTCAGCCTCTTCTGACTTCTCAACAACCTCTTCTGCCTCTTCAGATTCCTCGGACTTTTCGAGACCCTCTTCTGAAACTTCTTCTGTTGCTTCGTCTGCGACAGCCTTTTCTAGCTCTGCAGCTTCGCCTGCGTCGCTATCAGGAGCGGTTTCAACAGCCTTTTCTACAACCTCTTCTGTCTGATCGACAGGAGCGTTTCCCTTTTCCATTGAACTTCCTCCTTTTTGTTTAAGCAAACCGTTGTCTGCCCTATCCGAACCTTCTGATTCGGAAGCTAAATACTCGTCAAGGAGCTTTGACATTTTTTCTCTATCATCAGAAGGAGAGACTCGCTCGATCCATCCAATGTGCTCCATGCTGTCCTCACACTTAATGCAGGATTTTCCCTCTTCGCCAGGTGAAAGGATTTCACAAGACTTACAGTAGAAGATGTCATTAAGGTCTAGGTCTGCGGACATTCCGGTTACGGTATTGTCTGACTTTTGAATTGAAAGAATGTTGGCAAATTGATTTGCCGGGGAATCAACAAGGGAAAGCTCGTATAGCTCCATCTCCTTAATAACCCTAACTGGGACGCCCTTGTCGATAATAACTTCGTGATCCTTCATCTTGGCACCAATGCTAAACCCAGTAAGCGTACCGTCAAGAACCATTTCCCAATAGTTTTCCGCACCCTTAGAGACATATGCTGTAACGAAAATTCCGTTATACATTTTCCCGGTCTCGGCATCATAGTACTTATCTTCTTTAAAGTCAATTACTTTTCCTACTGGAATGGGATTGTGCATTAGGCGAAGGTTTCCTCTGAACTGATCAAAAGCTGCTTTTGCCGTGGCAGCAGGAATAATATCCCCCTGCTTATCAATATTATCAAGAGTAGCGAACCCAGAAACCAGTCTACGCTCTTTATCCACCTTGCTAATTGGTACAGACAGCTCAAGCTTATTAATATCAGACATTTCTTAAACTATAAGCCCTTTTAGGTTAAATAGCAAGTTATTGCTCTCTTGATTCCCCCGCGCCCTGCGCGTTTCGTGGCTTTCCCCTAGAGTCTGTTGCGGTGATGCCTCTTTGTGCATCACGCTCTCTCGTTTTGCCTGCGGTTGCTCTCTGACCGGCCTCTTGTTGTGGCTTGAGGTCAACAACTTCGTCGCCTCCCGGAATCGGTCCCAGGCCGATGTGCTTACGAGCTTCGTTTGGTGTCAAAGACTTAAGCCTCAGGTATCTTTCATCTACCGCACTTTGATCAACTGCGTCCGTTAGCGTTAGCTCATTAAATTCAAGTCTAAAAACATCTGTCTTTTCAGAAATAATCCAGTTAACCTTCTTCTCAAGGACATCTTGTTCTGGTCTACACACAACCTCTTTAAACGTTTTATCAAAGTCGGACGCTGCTGCCACTCCAGAGCCACTTTCAGCGATTCCCAGCTTGGATAGAGGGGTTCTGTGAACAGCTAGAATCTCATCCCTATTGGACCTTCGGTATGTTTCAAACGATGAGTCTTGGATTCCACTTTCTACCGGCTCAAACTTAATCTCTGCTTTTGAGCCGTCCCTGTCTGCTGGAAGAGGAATATAAATTGATCTATGGCTCTTGCCCTTCAGTCCACTTTGCAAAAACTCCATAATGCTCTTCTGTGAAGAAGCAGAAAGGTTTACCCCTTTTGCAATGATTACATATCTTGGTGCGGTGCGGTGCTCGAAGAAGTCTAGGTTGTATCTTGCAGCAAATTCACTGCCAGCCACAGCATTCATTGCCGCCGCGATATCTGGAATACCGTAGAAGGTATTAGTTGGGGAGTAGTTCTTTAAGTGAATAATTTCGTTCGGCTGGCCGTCAATTCCCAATGGGTCGGAAGTCTGTTGGTCACCATAGTTCCTGAAAAACTTAATTCGGCCATCAACCATTTGAACAAAGCCGTCTCGGTGGACTCGCACTCTCATCG